GACTGTATGGATAAGAGATTATGATGGACGGGATGGTAATCCTAATTGGTATGGTATTTTCCGATGTTCCAATTTTCGATGGTGGAAGCCGTGGGCGCACGAACCCTATCATAAGTATTTCTGGAATCATCCCCCCGAAAAAGGCCAGCCAACATGACTGATTACGGCCAGAAGTCCCGCGCTCAGATGATGGCGAGATACCAGCTGGAACGCCGCCAGCGCAAGATCCGGCGCATTTACTTCCACGCCCTCGACTACGCGGGGTTCATCTGCTGGTGTATGGCCGGAATCATGACGGCGGCCTGCGCGATATTCGTCCTGTGGCATCGATGACCTACTGTAAAGTCTGTGACTATTGGACAAGGGAGGCCGCTAAAATGAGCTACGAATTCATGTGCGAGGTGTGCGGGTGTCCGATGACGTTCCAAAAGAACATGGCGGGATGCCGGATGATCTGCGGGGATTGCAAGCAGGCGGAGGAGCGGGAGATTGACAAGGCCATCGAAGTTTCAGCTTTCCCGAACCAATGACCCATCACAACGCTGGAGAAGGTGCAACCCATTGGGAGGGGTGCGGCTGTACGCCACGAAAGTCGCGAAAGTTGCAAGAGAAATGCGAGATCTGCGGGCACGTCGTTCATCCCCTGTGCAACGGGGGCAACTGCGACACGCCTCATCCCGACCCGCAGAACCCGCCGGAGCCGCCCGACTATGAATAGGCATATCGAACGCCAGAAACTGCTGAACAGGCTGGCAGTAGCCGAGAATGCCTACGATAACGCCGTTGTCCGCGAAATGCAAGCTAACAAAATGGTTATCCATTGGCGGTCACAACTGAAGGAAATTCAAGTCCTTCTCGCGGCCGACGAGGGGAAAGAATAATGCCAATAGGAATTTATCCACGAATAAAACCCATCCCAGCTTTCCTTTCCAAGTTTAAGGCTGGCGATGGCTGTTGGTTGTGGACGGGAGCAATTCTTGGATGGACAGGGTATGGATTAATTAAAGTGCGTGGCACAAATATAAGTGCCCATCGTTTTTCTTATAAAACATTTTACGGAAAAATCCCAAAAGGGAAAATGGTTTTGCATAACTGTCATACAAGAAACTGCGTAAATCCTGTTCATCTGAGAGTTGGTACACATCGAGACAATATGGACGATATGATTAAGTCTGGACGATCTAAGGGATGTTCCAGATGGCATAAAAAGAATTTTAAAAGAAAGAGTCGTGCTCTATAAACACGAAGGAGAATAAAACCATGGCATTACGCGGAATAAAGCCGGAGATCGTCAAAGCACGTAAGCCGCACATCATGATCAGCGGGGAGCCCGGATCAGGGAAGACGTACTTTTCCCTGAACTGGCCTGCGCCGTACTTCATGGACACAGAAGGTGGCGCGACACGGGAACAGTACGTCAAGAAACTGAATGAGGCCGGAGGTATCTACTTCGGGCGCGAACAGGGAGCGCAGGACTTCCAAGAGGTCATCAACCAAGTCCGAGAACTTGCCACAACGCCGCACAAGTTCAAGACATTAGTTATTGATTCTTTCTCGAAGCTGTACAACATCGAGGCGGCGGCGGCTGAGGATCGTATTGGGTCTGACTTTGGCAAGGATAAACGGGAAGCCGATAAGCCGACCCGTAAGCTCCTAACATGGCTGGACAGGATCGACATGAACGTGCTTCTCATCTGCCACAAGAAGGACAAATGGGAACGGCGGGAACGGGAGTTGATCTACGCCGGAGAGACGTTTGACGGGTACAAGAAGCTGGACTACGAGCTGGATCTTTGGCTAAAAACAAAGATGGTCGGATCAAAGCGTATGGCAACGGTGGCCAAGAGCCGTATTGAGGGGTTCCCTGTCATGACGGATATCACGCTGGACTTGGATACCTTCAAGAAGCTGTACGGTGCGGCGGTCATTGACGACATGGTGACACCTATTGTCCTTGTCACGCCGGAGCAAGTGTCGGAGATAAAACGGATCGTCGATCTTCTGAAGATCCCGCCGGAAGACCTGGACAAATGGCTGGCTAAGGCTCAGGCGACGGAAGTTGAAGACCTGAGCAAGGACAACGCCACGAAGTTTCTGGAGTTTCTCCAGAAGAAATTGAAAGGAGACTCCAAATGACCATCGAAGTTATCGACACAAACAGCATGTATCCGAGCAAGGACATTACGGACGGAAAGCACACCTTTACCGTCGAACGTGTTGTCAGTAAAGATCTAGGAAAAGCGCATGGCTACGTGTGGACGCTAGAAGAAAACGGCTTGCTGTTTGAGCAGGTCATTTTTGCAACGGGCATGAAAGACCTGTTGAAGATCCTCGGATGCAAAGAGGACGCGCCTGGAAAGTTCACGTTCGATACGGACGAATTAAAAGGCAAGTCGTTCAGTTGTGAAGTGACGCATGAGCCGGACAAGAAGGGGACGATCCGTCAGAAGTTCTCGAAGTTCACCGAAGAAGGACTGCCGTTCTAAATGGCAACAATAAGTTTCCAACGCAGTAAAGAATACATGGAAACCGCCGGATGGATGGTTGGTAAGACGGAGTATTGGAACCAATGGGCGCACAAGCGTTTCGATCTGTTTGGGTTGGCTGATATGGTTTGTGTTCATTCTGGCGTATCAGGAACAACCTACGTCCAGAGTTGCGGCGAAGATGTCCAGCCGCACATCGAAAAGATGCTGGCGAATACCGTCCTGCCAACCATCCTGAAGGCGCAAAACCAAGTGTTTCTACAGGCATGGCGCAAACGCGGTGATTGGGGGAAGCGAAAGACCTGGCAACTGCGGGAAATTGAATTCAAGATCAAAGACGGCATAGTCGTCGCGGAGGAGATCCCCCATGTCAAAGAAGATCCTGCTGTTTAATGTGATTGCCGTCCTGCTGTTGCCGTTGTGGTTGCCATGGTGCAGGTGGTGGCACCATGGCTGACCCGAAGGTGACGGCGGATAATCTTGCCAAAACCATAAAAGGGCTCTTGAACTTCACGGTAATCAGCCGTCAGGATTCAGAGAATGTGAGTGCTGTAGTCCAAGAAATCGCCCAAGCCCTCACCCTCGCGAGAGCTAATGCCGACGAGTTGTTTGTACTCAGCGTTGATTGTGAGCTGGGGTCTGGATGCCGGAAAGACCGGACGTGCTCCGGCGCCTCGCATTGGCAAAGCTATGAGCAGATCGCGCAGGAAGCGAGGGAGGAAGCTATCCAAGAATCCCTGAAAGTGCGTTCGTGTGAAGATTGCTACGCCTCCGGCGCAGAGGCGATGCGGGAGAGGGCGGCGAAGGTGGCTGACCGTTGGATGGGAGATGAATATGACATTGGCGAAATAATCGGAGGGGCTATTCGCGCCCTCCTCCCGCCCTCGGCAGAAAAGGAGAACGAACGTGAGTGAAGGAATTGGTCCCAATTTCCAAGACAGCATGTATGCCGGGACGACGGGTAACGATTACAACAATCTGAAAGTCTATGCCAACAAATTAGAATCCGAGGTGACGCGCTTGAAGGCGGAGCATAGCGTATGTGTTCTTATCGAACAGGAGCGCGACCGCTTGAAGGCGGAGAACGAAAAGCGTCTCGTCCAATTCGAGAAGCTTGTTCCTGAATTGGAAGCATTGACAGCCGAGCGCGACCGCCTGAAGGCGGAGCTGGAAGCATTGCTTAAACGGTTCAATGAGCGCACTCCGTTGATACCGGATTTGCAGGCGGAGAATACGCGTTTGAAGGCGGAGGTGGTCGAGTTGCAAAAATACGCGTCGGAAGGATGGCAAGACCGCAACCGCTACCGCGCTCTGGCCGAGAAGATGCGGGAGATATGCGAACGAATAGCTATCGGTATGGGCGATGAGGGTATAGCGGCTACCATTCGTGCCCTCCCGCTGACAGAGGCAGGGAAATGATCGCTGAAGCGTTCCTTGTCTGCGCTCTGGCCGTTCCATCCCTTTCCTCGGAGCATGTTGCGCTGACGCAGACCGATCTCTCTTTCTTTCGGTTCCTTGAGGAGATGGTTCCTGATTACGATGCCGTCAAGGGCGAGACAAAATACAAGATGGTCGTCGTCAATGAGCCTGTAGATCACTGGAACACGCTGACGAAGTACGCCGCTCAGGTTATCCCCGGCGGGTTCTTGGTGGTGAACGTACAGAAAGCGGGGCTTAGGCGATGGCTGTTAGACCAAGGGTGGGAAATTCTTCCTTTTTACTGGAAAGACAAAGCCATTTATAGGAGGTTCTATGGAGGGGTCCGTGAACTTAGAGAAGATGGATCGTGACGAGTTGGAGCGGTATGCGGAGATGCTATTCAAACACTTGATGCGAATGATGGCGATGTGGGGATGATCCAGCACGTCTGTCTGTGGGACGATTGCCAGGAGTGCAGGACAGGAGAAACCATGGCATTTACCGATGATCAATTGAAGCGGTTGAGGATTAAAAACAAACCTCTTCCCTGCCCGTTCTGCGGGGAACTTCCAGTTGTGATCAGCGAAAACCAGGTCATCCATCTGAACTTTAAATGTCTTCTGAAGAACAAGGCGACGGATTTAAAGGTCTGGAACTACCGGCCCGGATAGGAATCAAAAAATGATCCTAGAAAAAGTCTATCGAGCGATATTCTCCTACTCTCAAAACGAACTGAGCGTCGCCCACCAACTAGGCATAAAGAAAATGGAGTGCAATCAGCTCAGAGATGATCTCCAAAAGGCTAAGATCGACGGTAAGATATTCCGAGAAAATGCCGAGGAACTTTATCGAGCGAATGTCTGGCTGACCGCTGAGAACACGAATTTAAAAATGGTCATCGAGAGCCGG